ATAGCTGAGGGGCTCTGCGCCCGCTGCGTCGAACTTCCCACCGAACTGAGCGGTTGAGGTGGCGGTGTTGAAGTTAGAGCCCGTGAAGAGGACGTCAGCGGCGCGCTTCTCCTTGGCGAGCTTCATCACGCGGGCGACCTTCTTCACAATGCGCGCCTCCTCGCTACCAGGATACTGTGAGTCAACAATATCCTCCATAGCAATAGAGTCCTCAGCGCTGTAGATGTCACACTTGTAGGTGAGGCTCGAGCGGTCAAAGCCACCAATGCGAGTGCGTGAAGCGCCTGGAGCGCGCTCAAGGTCAAGCCCTGCACCTGCGCCCATGAAGTTACGGCTGTTCTCAAGGAGGAGAGTCCCTGAGCGCTGTGGAACAACAATGTTCTCACAGACCTTGTCAGCGATAAGCTGAGCATCTGAAGGAACCGCCTCAGCGACTAGGCTTGAGAGGATCTCATCAACTGGGTGGATATTGCGATATGAACTAGCCATGGATCACCTCCTTAAGCGAGTGGAGCAAGGCCACGGCTGAAGCAGATGAGAATCTGCTCATTAGCGGCGGCGCTGGTTTGATTGACGTTGGGGAGCGTGAAGCCCACAGGATAGTGAGTAGACGCAGCTGCTTGGACCTCGCCATCAGTGGTGACTGAGAGGACGGTGTCTGAGGTGAGGGTGAGGCTGCCATTGGCAATCACACGAGTCTCACCAAAGATGACAACGTCAACAGCGTCACCAGCGTCAGCGGCTCGCTGAGCGACACCGATGATGGTGTTGGCGGTGGGGGTGGTTGCGACAGCGACCTTTCCCGCTGAGTCAATAGCGACGAGCGCAAACTCAGTGACAGCTGAGGCGCAGATAAACGAACGAATGATCTGGTTCATGGTCAGTACTCCTTAGCTGAACACAGAGTTGTATTGATCAGGGTTTTGCTCACGGAATAGGTTCAAAGCCTCTGAGAAGTTGAGCCCCTTCTCAGTGGCGAGGGCCTTGACCTTCTCAGCGAGGGTGGCCTTGTTGAGCTCCTCACCTGAAGCGCCATGGCCAATCTCAGTGAGTGGAACAGCTGAAGAAGCTGGGCGCTCAGAGAACATGGTCCAAAATTCAGGCATGGAATCACGCACGTCCCAAGCACGCTGAGCGGCTGCCTCCTCAGCAGGGCTGACCTTCCCCTCACGAAGAAGGGAGCTCACAGCCTCACGACGCTCTACATCACGCTTCTCAGCCTCGATGACCTCAAGGCGCTCGCTGAGCTTGGTGTTTTGTTGGCGGAGCTGCATCACCTCAGCGAGGAGGTTAGGCTCAGCCTTCTCAGACAGAGTGGAAGTGGAGGGCTCAGTCATCTTCTTGGCCTTCTCATCCTCAGGCTGCTCAGTCATCTCCTCATCCTTGGAGGGCTCCTCAGCCATCTCCTCAGCCTCAAGATCACCTACCAAGGAAGCCTCAGCCTCCTCGGTCATGTCTTTCATCTTTTGCTCAAGCTCTTTGACCATCGCGTCCTTAGCGACTAGCGCGGCCCTGAGCTCATCTACGGACATATTCTCAAAGTCCATCATCTGCTCCTTTTCGCTTAAAGTGACCCGATCAATCTTGGAATGAGACTGAGCAGGGCGGGGGGTTAGGGTGACAGCGAGGAGCTGGGCATCACCCACCTTCTCACCACCATCACGAGTGAAGATTTCGCCGTGTAGGTACTCAGGGGAGCTCCACAGGACGCCACCTGCCTCCTGTACCACCTTGAGCCCGCGCTCGTTATAAGCTGGGATGGCATAAAGCCCATCCTCTCTGAGCTCAAGGTCTACGATCAACCCAAGGGCGTTCCCGCTCTCAGGTGGCGCGGGTGCTCCACCTTGGAAGGGTGATGTAGCGTGCTGCCAGTCAATGATGACAGGGTCAGCCTCACGGCGCTCACGATACACCCTGACCATCTCCTCGAGGAGCTCCTGTGAGATGGGAGCGCCAATGGCTTCCCCACTCATGCGTGAGCTGACCTGACCAAGAGCAAGGGTCTTGAATGGGCGGCCAATTGTGAGCCCATCAGGTACATCATAGTAGGAGGTGGAGGTGAGTTGAACCGCCTCTCCATATGCTCTCAATGCTGTTTTCTTATCAGCGGCGTTCATTTGATTTACCACCTTTCGAGCCCATGAATAACCAGCGTCACCGCCCCATCCATCCCACGCTTGGCGGCCCTTGCCATACTCCTCCCAGGTGCTCCCCTGCTTATCCACCTCATGGCGGGTGAAGTAGGCGAGCATACGCCTGACCGTCTCAGGGCTTAACCTCACACCATTGATGAGGTCGCGAGCGCGAGCGATACCTACGGCGGTCATCCCCCTCTGACTCATAGGCTTCTGTGCTCGCCTCCTCAAAGCGCGCTCAGCTGCCTTCCTCGCCCCCTCAGGTGGCTTGAAGTCAATATGGCTATACTTGTCAGGTATAGCTAAGCTCTGAGCCTTAGCCTTGACGCGGCGCTTGATCTTCATCATTGGCGCCGCCTTCTGATAGCTGCCTCAGCGAGCGCTGCCACACCTCCACCTTGACTAGCGGCGCTGACGGTTCTCTCTAAGGATGAGCGCTGTGCTTCCTCTGGTAGGTCGCCAGCTCCTAGACGCTCCCTTATGGCGCGCTCGAGCTCGTTGTCTGGTGTGAGGAGCCCTGAGGTGACTAGTTGTGGGAGCATGGCCAAAGACTCTGCCAGGTCGTCTGTGTCTAGTCCTGTGTGGACTAGCCTTGGGAGCTTGGAGGGGTCTACAGGTCCATAGTTCCATCTGATCAACCTCCCAATGGTGCCAGCTCCACGGCGGTCTACACCTGAGATGGCTGAGGCCACAATGTCACATAGATTGATAGCAGCTCGCCTAAACACGCTGAGGTGTACTTCACCCACTGAGCGCGCTCCTGTGTCAGTGATGCCCAAGTTGGCAAACTGAGCCAGGAAGGCTTGACTGATTTGGTTATCACATTCCCGAATGATATCAAGCGGCCCCTGAGCATACAGATTGGGCGTGGCTCCATATTGATCAAAGCTCACCACAGCATTATCTATGAGGTAAGATTGCTCAGCTGCTAAGAAGGCCTGAGCCTGAGCCTCAGCGTCATCGATCATCGCATTGATGTCACTGTCAGTGAGGCCGTGGAACTCAGCCACCGACCTGTCCACCTTGACCCTTGGCGTAGGAACCGCCCAGCGATCAACACCCACGCACATGAGGTTGCTGACCTTCTGTTTAGTGCGCCACCACCACCACACAGGACGGAGCATGCCTGAGCCCTCAAAATTAGACCCTGTTCGATTGAGGGTGAGGAGGAGGAGCTTGTTTGAGGGGATGGGCTCAGGAGTTTTACCCACGCCCACCACATGCTGCATCACCCCATCTAGCTTCTGATTATCTCGACTGAGCCACCTGAGGTGGGCGCTTGGCTCACGATCTGCATAGATGTCTAGCCAAACCTTGGTCTTACCTTGGTAGTCAGGGCCAACCCTGTAGACCTCCTCAGCATAGCGATACCCAAGGGGAACAAACTCAAGTAGATAGCTGAGCTGCTCCTCGAAGGAGGTGCTCATCTGCCCCGCGTAGCCATCGAAGCCAAAGGCCTCATTGGCAAAGCGGGCGAGCTCCTCACACAATGGGTCATCCTCCATGGAGCTCTCAAAGCGCCATGTAGCTGAGAGGAGGGTTTGACGTAGCATATGCCATGAGCGCCTGACCACAGGGTCAGTCCTTAGCATGTCCTCAGCCTCCCTCACCCAGTTGAGCCCTGTGAGTGACGCGTTCCTCTCATAGCCTGAGATCATCCCACCACTGAGCTGAGTTCCTGTGATGCCCCTCACAGAAAAGCGAGGATGGAGCGCTCTCATGTGTCGAGGCGCTTCATCTTGATCAGCTTGATAATCTAGCTTTCTCATGAAGCCTCTGATGTCAGGGTGGGTCACTCCTCCATCAGTCGTCAGGCTTGTCCATCACGTCAGTCTCAGTGTCAGCATATAGTGCTGATTTGTCAAGCGTTCTCTCAGGCCACTCACCCTGAGGCTGAAACACACTCAAGTGCAGCTCACCCTGGTCTACACATAGAGGCTTGAGGCCCATGTAGTGGTGGGGCTTGTCTGCCTCTACCCAAGTGAAACACCTTTGACAATACAGATATTTCAAATCGGAAGTGACTTCCTATTTATCTTCATAGCGGCTGAGCTCCCTCGTCAGGTACCAGAGCGCCTTCTGTAGATCCTCACGAGCATCCGCACTCTTAAGCCCCGCCCTAGCACAATATTTGATGACATTCCCTAAGCAGAACCCAAGGCCCCAAGCCTCAATAGCATCGATGACCTCCACACCACTCTCAGCGTGATAATGAGAGGGGTGGTTCACTGATGAGCTGACCTGCTCATCTGCTGTGAGGTCAACCCTGTCAAGCTGGTGCTGCTCAATGATGTCCTCAGGCGACAAGTAGGGATAGCTAGTCACGATTGACTTGCTTTCTGAGAGCATCCACCTCGCCCTGTAGTTTGAGGAGCTCATCATGGAAGTCATCAAGGCGCTCAATGAGCTCCTCCTGTTCTTGCTTCTCTAAATCAAAGCGCTTGTTGGTAAAGCTCCATAACATATAGAGGAGGCCCACGGTGACCACGGCTACTAGATTATTTGGGTCTAGCACCTTCTCGACAAGGCTAGGTGGGAGGGCAGTGGGGTCAGCCATTAGAAGCTCCTTGAGTTGGTGGTGATGCCAGCGCGCTTGTCTCGATTTGGTCTGCGTCTAGGAGTATACTCCGAGCGCTGCACAGCGTCAGCCCAATAATGGAATATACAGTCATATCTGAGAGCGTCTAGAGGGTCCTCACGCCCATCCTTCCTAGGCTGCTCTTTAGCGTCCCACGCATAGCTCATGAGCGCCTTCCTTAGGCTGTTACCTATAGAGCGCTCACCCTTATCCCAAACCTCTTTGGTGATGAGGTAGCGATCACGAGCAAAGGCCCTCTTGAGCCGCTGCACACCATTGAGGATGTCCACCCTCACAGGGTCTGTGGTGTGTCTCAAGATCATACCTAGGCCACCCGCGCCTATGCCCTTGCTCATCTCTCTAAAGGCTGAGCGCCCTGTATGATCTGACCTCGCCTTCCCCGCCTTGTCTGCTACTCCTGAGTCTAGCCATATACGTGGCCCGGGGGCGGAGCTCCTCAGCGAGCGAGGCCACGCCACCCTGAGGATCATCTCGCACAGCTGCGTGATGGTCACCTCCTGAGGGTTGATCTCATGGACTACCACTGAAGCCTCACGTTCCTCATCAAACACAATGATCAGGACGCTTGGCTTTCGGAAGCCCCAATCTATGGCCACCCTCGCTGTCATCTCATCACGATAGGTGAAGCCATCAATAACATGGCGCTCGCTGTCGAACTCTTGATAGACCAAGCCTGAGGGTGGCTTAGGCCTATTCATCACCATAGCCTCACGCTCCTCAGTGGGGAGGAGCTTGGTGGCCTCGAACCACTCAGCGCTGAGGTTGTCTTGGTTTACATAGGAGGTGTACAGGAGCGGGTGAACACCCGCCGCCTCAGCCATCTGACACCACCACGCGTCACTGACAGGCAAGCCCACCAAGATGAGGGTGGGCGTTGGCCCTGACCTCAAGCGCCCTAGGGCCTTGTGGGCCACCTCAGCGCCAAGGGTCTGACACTCATCGATGAGCGCCACGCCTGAGGTGACATT